GATTTATTTTCCATTATTTGACGAACCAAAATCTTTTATCGACTGGCTACCTAATCTGAATTACTATGATAGATTGACATATAGAGGTCCTAGAATAATGGATTTAGAAAAGGAAAAGGAACCTTTAGAATTAACTTTTTTTGGATTTACAAAAGAACACTTTTTTTATTCAAAGTATGATTATAACCAAAAAGGAGACTTTGTTTTCGCAAAGCGCAGAAGCGAAAGAGGCATATTTATATCCGAACTTTATCCATTTGATAGAGAATTTATTTGTACAGATCATCATCTATTTTTTAGATCCCGAGATAATGCCGACCATATATTTGTTTGTGATCGCGAATTAAAAGTATCCATGGTTGAGATTCCTAAAGAAGACACTGATTCTTTGATGATTAAACCTCCAGCAATAATACTCAGAAAGAATACGGGAGAAAGAATAGCTTTCTTTCCAAAAAGTTTATCGCCTAAAGAGTTTACATTCGAAAAAAAGATCATTCAAAGGATTGATGGTAAAAAGCGATATATTTGTTATATTGATAAAGAAATTTTTGCTACTAAAGAAACACAATCTTTTTGGGATCCTCAAAAAGGAGAATTGATTTCTTGGTACGATGGAGAAAACTTTAATATAACTTCAAAAAACATTATTGATCAGAAAAGGATACATAATCATTATTGGATTATTGATTATTATGAATTTGCTCATTTATCCTTCTTACGGTTTGAAATATCAAACCGTAAACAAATCAAATTAGATGTTACCATAAATGATAGCAACATTCATACTTTTTTGTCCGAAGATGAAAAATTAAAAGAAGAAATAGGATGGAGCATCAAAGATTATGACATTGTTTCTCACTATTTATTTTTACAAATCCAAAACCAAAATGGTAGCTTTCTAATCCATCTCGATATGATTACTTTAAAGCTACTTTCCAAGATTCAGTTAAGTGAATGTTCGATAACAATTTCACAAAAGGAAAGATACATGGGAGCTATAAAATCCGGGAATAAGATCTTAACCTTTGTATAACTTTATTATTCAACAATAAAAACGATTTTTATGTTTTAGTCTCTGAAAAAACCAATTACTGGCTCAAAAGAATTATTTGAAAGTATGGAAGTTACAAAGGATCAAGTATGGTGGATCATTGGAAACGATGTCTGGTTATTGATTATAAAAGAGTTACATATGTTTCAAGATTGGTGTAGATTAAGACGAGTTTGTAAATACTTTAAAACATTCTTGAGTTTCGAAATATGTTGGAAATATTGGAAACAAAAAGTTTATTTTGGTTATTTCGATGAACCGACATCGTTTATCGATTGGTTGCCTAATCTGAAATATTACCATAGATTGACATATCGAGGTCCTAGATGTATGGATTTAACAAAAGAGAAGGAACCTTTGAAAATAAGAATTTTTGGAAATACAAAGAAACACTTTTTCTATGTTCAATACGAAGAAGGTGATGGATGGATTTTACGAGCAATCGACAGACAAGGAAAAAGGTTTTATATAGACAAAATCACCATTTTCTATGATAGGATGGTATGTACGGACCATCATATGTTTTATGTTCCTTATCATGGTAAAAAGCTCTTTGTTGCTAATAATAAGTTGGAAACGGAACCTATTGATTTAGAATTGAATAGTGGATTTTTTACTATTCACGAAAATTCAATTGTTATAATGAACGATGATAGATATACAATTCCTATTCCAAAAAGTTTATCCGAAAATGAATTTACATTTGAAAAGAAAACTATTCCAAAAATTATTGAAATTGCTATCGTGAAATATGCAGACCATAAAACACTTATATTATCGGGATGTGATGACGGAGTGTCACAATCTCAATATGTTTGTTGTAATGATGGTTCTATGTATAAAATCGCATTTGGAAACACTTTGTTTTCGAGTATGATTGGTGATTTTTATTGGGTTGTAACTCTTGTTGGTGAAAACATTCTACTTTCAAGATTTGATGTATCGAATCCTAAAAAAGTTACTAGTATTAACCTTAATCAAAAGATGCTAAGACAAATGATGAATGAAAAAGAAATCTTAAAAGATCAATATCGATGGAAGATTAGGAATTACTCATTTATTTCACATTATTTATTTTTGCAAATCAAGAATGAAAAACATAGTTATTTGATTCACATTGATGCAAATACTTTAGAAATCATTTCATACCAACCAATTACGGATGTTTTTATTGGTCCATTTTCTTGTTTTGGGTCTATCAAAACAGGAAATCAAGTCTTTACTATGCTTGATCCCATGTAATTTTCAAAATAAACAATACCTATTTCAATCTCAAAATACAGTTTAGTTTTTTTCCTTGGTTAAAAAATAGTTTGGAACAAAAATGACAAGTATAATTCCAAAGAAATCTCCAAAAGTTGAGACGAGTGTAGAAAAAGTCGTTCCAAACGTCGAATTAAAAACACAAGTAGATACAACAAAATCAACTTCTTTAATACCGACGGTTGTGAACACAACAATTTCTGAGAAAACAGAAGAACCAATCAAACAAGAAAGAAACAATCAAATTTCGGTTTCTTTAAACCAAACAAAAACAGAGCTCAATGTAACTGTTGATTCAATCCAACCTGTAGAAAAAGTTTTAGAAATTGAAAAAGAAGAACAAGTTACAAAGACAAAAGAAGAAGAGAAAGGTTCTATGCTAGAAGTTTTACAAGAAGAAACCAAAAAGGTAGAAGAAAAAGTTTTCAACGATCAAAAAGAAACAATAGAACCTACTACACTAACCAAAATAGAAAAGGAATCTATTGTAACGAAAGAAACAAAAGTTGTCATTGAAGAAGTAATCAAGGTTGAAGAAAAACCGATTATTCAAGAACCCATTGTTATAAAAGAAACAACTCAAACTAACGTACCAGAAAAGTCAAAGAATTTGGAACCAATTAAGACTACAAACAATCTTTTATTGGGAAAAAAGTTGACTACAAAAAAGCCAAAGACTTTAGAGTTAACAAATCAAGTTTCATGTATTACTTATTCAAGTAATCTCGGATATAGACATATTTATTGTTGGAATTGTCATTTCTATAATAACAATCCTATCGACAAACATATATGTAACCGATTTAGTTTTTCTAACATGATCAGAAAGTCTCCATTCGTAAAAGTTAAATACAACGCAAACACAAAATTGTTTGATTAATTTCGCTTTAAAAATAAAAGTTTTTTTCAACACAAAAACAAAGAACATTTCATAAGAAGAAAAGACATTTGAATCATGAGTTTTGTAACTATTGGAAATGATTGTTGTTTATTGATTTCGCGATTTATAGAAGATTGTAAAGATTGGTTTAGTCTTCGTTCTTCTTGTAAACGCTTTTGGATTTTATGTTCTTTTGAAGAAGCCCAAAAGCTGTGGGGACATATGATCAATCATTCATTCTTTATGAAACCGGATTCCTTTTTGAAATGGAAAGATAATCTTGTGTTTTACAGAAATCTGAAAAACTTTCGACCTATCGTTAAAACCAGTTTGATGGTTGGAGTTTATGATTTTTTGGATAGAGATTATCCTTTTTCGCAACAAAAGAAAGTACAGTATACACAAAATGAAATTGTTTATTGTACTAGACTTTTTATAAGTGTAGTAGACAAACAAACTAACAAAACGCTACTTTATTTGGATCAAAAACAATACGACTATGAACTTTATGTAGCTGTCGCTGATTATCATTTATTTGTTTGGAAATTAAACTCAAACAAATTATCGGTTTATGATTCATCTAGTTTAAAACAAGGAAAAGAACTAACAGTTCTTTCTTTAGCCTTTAATCTATTTTATCCAAAAAAGGCAAACGGAAATAATCGTACAGTTTACATTAAAGATAGAGGAGAAGTTTCTTTTAAGAGCAAACTTGACCTTTGGTCTATTTCATTAAATCATAGTTCTGGTTATATATCTTACGAAGATGATCTCCTTGATGTAAAGATTATAAATTCAAAACAACTAAAAGTAACTTTTCCTGACTCTTGTATATACCTTGGTGAAGAAGCTAGCGGAATTGAAATCTTTCGTTTTTCCGATTATTTAATTATAATAACTAATAAGCATGCCTCACCAACAATCATTCGTTACACAATAAGCAAAAATTCGTTGATTAATAGAACTATTCTTTTAAGACTAGATACAATAAGTATTAGTGTAGAAATGATTAATCATTTTCTATTCATTTTGTTAACTAGTAGATTTCATTTAACTCAACTTGATATTTTATCGGGAAAAACAAAAGAATATCCTTTGGTGAGAAACTATGATCGAATCGAAGCATTTACAACTTGTCTTGTTTTAGTTCATCGTGATTCAAAAAATAACTTTGCTTTAGACTTTGCTTGATCTTGTTTTATGTCGAACAAATAAAGAAACTTTTTTTAAAACTTCTCATCGTAGTAGACTGCATTCTTCTTTTTTTAAAAGTTAAGGTTTATAATGCATTGGTTGTTTATTGGAAAAGATTGTTGGTTAATTATCACTCGATTCATTGAAGATTTTAAAGATTGGAATCATCTTCGTTCTTCTTGCCGATACTTTAAAAAATTATGTTCTTTTGAGGAAGCAAAGAAACGATGGGCAAAATTATTGGAATACGAATACTTTAGTGAAGCTAATTCTTTCATTGAATGGAAGAATCAATTGAGATTCTATCATAACTTGTCCAATTTTACAGCAGAAGAAAAATTATTTCTTGGATTTAAAGGTCATGATCTCGTACGAGATTTAAATACTTGTTTGACTTTTAATCAAAAGCGATTACAATTTACAACCAACGAATGTGTTTATCATGATGCCTATAACATTTTTATTTATGATAAGAAAGAATCTTATTTACTTTTGAATTTGCGATTTAGAAAATATACAACTTTTGTGTCTTGTACAAAAGATCATATCTTTATTTGGAAGTATGACGATGAAGAAGTTTGTGTTTACAACTCGGATATATTAAGACACAAGTTACCTTGTGAAAAAGTTTATTTAAATTATGATATATCCAGGTCCACGGGTTTTAGAGGAGCATGTTGTTCCATGTTTAATAGTTATTCTTCACCTAAATGTCTTGTACTCGAAAGTAAAAATGAATATGAGTTTATTATTCGGAATAATGTAGAGCCTTATCTTTACAGAGATAATCAAGTGTTTGTTACTAATCCAGAGAAAAAAAAGATAGTATTCAAGTTTGCTAATGGAAACGTATTCTCTATAGTAAAAAAGGCTTATTTTACAGACGTTTTTCGATTTCTTGATTATCTCATTGTTGTAGCATCTGAGTTTGCTGGTACTTATCAAATCATTCGTTTAAAGATTAAAGATAATAACTTGATCGAAAAAACTTATGTCTTGGAAAAAGAAGATCGTTTTGTTCGTGTTCAAATGTTATATCACTTTTTATTCATTCTAGAAACTTCAACAAACAGACTCATCCAACTTGACGTTCTTTCAGGTCGTAATAAAAGACTTGATTTAGATGAACATTATTCTGATTTATTTATCATCGGAACTTGTGTAGTTTTATACAACTCTGATGGTTGCAAAATCATTGATTTTAAATGATTTGTTTTATTATGACTTTATCGATAAATAAACATCTTAATCTTCCGGGTCTTTCAAGTCTTTTAAGTAAACAACTTTCACATCCGCATAAATAGTTGCGTAAGCCATAGTAGATTTGTGATCAGGCCAATCTATGTTTTTTGGATCTATTTCTTTATCGTAGTAATACTCCCAATCACTATCATACTCGATTTCAAGGCCTTTTGGATTATCGACTAATTCGATAGGTGTAGCGCTTGGTTTAAAAGTAGTTTCATCTCCTTTATAACCTTTAACTCTTCCATTAAGATGAAAAGCAGCTTTTTTAGTTTCAATAAACACATATTTTTGTATCAATTCAAGCAACTTTAAAATAGACGTAGGGGAAAGGTCTTTCAAATCTTTGATATCTACAACTTTTTCTACCCAGTTTTCTAAAGTAGAATGTTTTTCAGCGTCAAAGAACTCGATGGTTTTTAGCTTTTCAAAAACTTTGATAGTTTCATTGTTGTCTGGATATACTTTATATCTTTCTTCTTCAAGAAGCCGTAAGACTTCCAATATTTTATAACACGTATCGTTATATAGTTCTTTAGCTTCTTCAGATAGTTTAGCTATTTTTTCTTTTAAACCAGTTATTTGTAATTCTAACTCATCTATCTTTTTGTTATGTTCATAGATCTCATAATCAATCGCATCTGATTTTTGTTTTATGTATTTCGCTTTTGGTTCAAGCTCTTGAACCAATTCTTCAATAACTACTCTCTTCATTCTCTTTTTATTCAAAAAACCGCGATAAGTAATCTTTGTAAAAACAAGTTTTTCGTTTTTAAAGAAACTAAAAGAATAAACGTTTTCAGAGTTGATAAAGAATAAGAGATTGAATCACAAAGAATAAGATGGGTGATCGTATAGTGAATTGGCTTTTCTTACATAAAGATTGTTGGAGTGAGATATCGTTGCATATAAAGGAGTATAAAGACTATAATGCTTTGAGAAGTTGTTGTAGATTCTTTTATTATTTGTTCGATTTCGATAAAACTTGGAAGCGATGGAAAAGCAAGATCTATTGGAACAAGTTTCCTAAACCAAATTCATTTGTTGAAATGGTTCCAATGTTAAAAATCTATAAAAGAACAATGATTGATTATAGTAAAACCAAAGAGTTTTACATAGAAGGCGATCCTTCATTAAAGTTTGAGGATCATCATTTCATCGGATTTACAAAAGAATGGATGATAGAATCAGAAAAGTATTGCAGATATAGTTTTATTAATTTGAACGATAGAAGAAAAAAATTTCTCAACAATATACCATGGTTATACATTATATTTACAGACCACCATGTCTTTATTACTGATATCGACTCCAAAACCCGATATTATGACCTCAAAGGAAAAGCGGCTTTTGTATCCCGTATTCCAAAAGATACATTCTACTGTGCTCAAAACAACGTCATTGTTTGTAAAAACAAAGACAAATTAGATTTTTGGTTTCCAAAGAGCGACTCCAAAGAAAGTATATCTTTTGCAAAGAAAACTTTTTTTCTAGACCATCTTTCTTCTATCCAGTACGTTGATCAAGAATTAATTGTCTATACTTCGGATTTATTAATGAATGTTGTTTGGTTTGATGTTCATAATGGACCTTTTCGTTTGTTTGCTTCGCCAAGAGTAGAAAGAATTGGAGATTATTTATTCCTAATTTATAATAATGTTAATTTAGAAGTCACTCGCTATACGATTAAAAATTATAAATTAGTTGAACCTATACAGATCAAAGAACAAGATATAGAAAATGTTTTTTATCAAGAACCTATTGAAGCATTAGATCTCCAAGACTTTCTTTCTCAATTAAGAATTGTTTATATAAAACCAGAGTTGTTTTATATACATTTTATGTTTAATTATATGATAGTTTGTTTTTCGTATGTTGAAACCTCAACTATTTGTGTTGTTTTTGACGTAGATACAATGAAATATTTATATCATATTCGAATTAAAGACTGTCATCCTAAAGATTTATCAAACATGATGATTCATTCTGCTTTATTTTCTTAACTAATAAAAAAACTCTTTTTTTCCAACTCAATCATTTTTATTTATTTTCGTTTCATAGAAAGAAAATGTCTAACATCGATCAACTTAACAAACACGCAAAGGACATAAGATCTAACAAAGTTATCATCTCAGCTAATTCTATAGAAGAAGCTCTTGATACAAAGAAATTAACCAAGTGTTCTAAATGTCATCATGAAGCATTATACGTCTGTAGTTTTGTAGGAAAGGAAAGCCTTCGATGTGAGTTTTGTAAAAACGCATTTGTTAGAAAGAACGGTCTTTTACCAAACGAGCTCTGGTTTGTGAAAACTATCAAAGATTACGAAATGTTAAAGTCTAAATAATCGTTTATTTGGGATTTTTTTATAATAAACAACATCCATTGTTTAAAGTTGATAAATCTTTTCTTTCTGATTCTAACTTTGTTATTTCTTCAAAGACATCCTTTTTCTTTCTTGAACAACTATACTCTAAACGAGTCGATCCATCAATGATTTGTACAACATTCAATCCACAATTGTGAGAACAAAACTCACAAAAGACTAATCCTTCTTTAAACTTGACTCCTTGATAAGTATCAATTATTCGCGAGCAAGTATCGTAACAACACCATTTTTCACAACACGAACAATGTCTGTTATTACAAAATAAACATATTTTCTTTTCACAAACAATACATGTTTTGGTTTTTGAATGCATTTTAGGACATAATTCCAAGACTTTTGTTACTTTCTTTTCCATTTCTTTTGTCCTTACTTTTTACAAGCGATTCTAAAGTAAACATTAGTTTTAATAAACAATAAATCAAACATGGGCGAAACGAAGATTGATTGGAGGTATCTTCATCTGGATTGTTGGAAGGAAATTATAATCTTATTAAATGAGTACAAAGATTATAATTCACTACGAACAAGCTGTAATTTCTTTAGAAAGTTGTTGAGTGTTGAAAAGACTTGGAATCGATGGAAATAACGTTTGTATTGGGATAAATTTTCGGAACCAAGATCATTTATCGATTTGTCAATGTAACGTTAATTAACCATTCTTTACTTTTTTATTTAAACGACTTAAAAACCAAACTTACTTTGAATAAGAACTTAAAGTCATTTTTATCATGATTGTGTTTAACATTGGAAACGATTGTTGGTTACTGATTGTTCTTCAATTATCGACTTTTAGAGAATGGATGTTATTACGATTAGTGAACAAGTTCTTTCGAGATTTGTTAGACTTTGAAACATGCTGGAAACATTGGAAAAACAAGATTCATTTTAACTATTATACCGAACCTAAATCATTTATCGATTGGGAAGATGAATTAAGATTTTATCATAGGTTAACACATCAAGGACCAAGATCGGTGGATATTACAAAAGAACACTTAGAATATGACTATATGGGAACCATGAAAAATTATAGAGTATATATTTATAATGGAGTCGAACTTTGTATTCAAAATAAGAAAAGTTTAAAGATTCAATCGATAGCGTCTTCAACAATATATGGCCATATATCTATACCATTAATTACAGAACATCATTTGTTTTATACAACAAATATGAAAGAATTTTGTGTTTATAATGAATCACAAGACGTAGAACTTATTTCTATTCCTGAAAAGTACACAGAATTTCAAATAACCGATTCAGCTATTAATTTAATATCGGAGAAAGAAACAGAAATTTGGATACCGAAAAGTATATCTGAAAAAGAATACGCTTTTGAAAAGAAACAAATAGATTGTGATATTGTTCGCGGATATTCTGATATATTTATTACAAATCCATTTACGATTCATTGGTATAATGGGAAAAGAAGAGTCTTTATCTACAATTATAGAAATCTTGAAAAGGTGGATAATCTTGTATGGTTTTTGATTCAAGATGATCTTTATCGTTTAGATATATCAAACTCAGATAATGATCCAATTGTTTTACACTCTGAATTTTTTAATCATTTATTTAAAACAGACGGAGATTGGATAGTATGTAACTTTTGGATACTACATCACTTTGTAATTCTTTATACTAAACAATTGAAAACGGAGAATAATCAAAGATACGATATACATAGATTGTCTTGTTTACATTCAAAAACATTAGAATTAATGTTCTCAAAAACTCTCCAAACTTTTGAAAAACAAAAACACTTTGCGTCATTCAAGGAAGGATTTGGAATCATTATGATCGACGGTCTAGGAGCCTATTCTTTCTTTGATAAACCTTTACTAACCATAAAATAAACATGTATTCGTTTTCATAATACAAAAAATAAACGCTTTGTTAGTTTATTAAAAAAGAATCATTAAGAGTATGAATTGTCTGTTGATTGGAAACGATTGTTGGTTGTTGATTACAAAGTTTTTACTTGATTATAAAGACTGGAATCGTCTTCGTTCTTGTTGTAAATATTTTAAGAATTTATGTTCTTTAAAAGAGGCATTAAAGCGATGGGGAGAATTGTTTCATCATCCCTATTTTCCAACTCCAAATTCGTTTCTTGAATGGAGAGATAATCTTCAATTTTATTACAATCTATGTGATTTTAAAGTACAAAAGAAGAATAGCTTAGAAATACTAGGACTCAACGCTTTAGAAGGAATAATCCATAGTTGTACTTTGAACCAAAGAAAACTAGAATATACACAAAATGAAATCGTCATTTATGATCCACATTCTATATCGATTTTCGATAAAAAAACTCATAAACATTTATTTTGCTTACGAATGGAAAAGGAGTTTGGTCATCATGTTATTGCTACAAATCATCACATTTTTATTTGGGAAAAGGAAACAAAACAAGTTTTTGTTTATAATTCAGAAAGCCTAAAAACTGCATCGACTTTGGAAAGCGTTCACTTAAAACATCCTATTTTATATCCAAATCAATCAAATGGAACGATTCGGTGGGCAACAACAACAAAAAATTATCATTATGAATATGTTTATTTCAAAAGCAAAGATGAAAATAGCTTTTGTGTAATTGAAAGTGAAAATTATCATTTTTATGAAGATGAAGAAATCTGCATCAAAGATGATGTTAACAAAGCAATCGTAATATTTTCGAATGGTTCTAATTCTTTATATTTACCTCATATTCATCCTTATGCTCATCTTTATCGATATATGAATCATTTAATCATTGTAAATATATTTCATAGTTCTTATCAAGTTATTCGGACTTTTATAACTCAAAAAGAATTAATCGATAAAGACTGTATTATATCCCGTAACCTTTTTCTTGTTTCGGTTACAATGATTAAACACTATTTATTCATTTTAGAAACAAAGAAAAAAAACTTAGTACAGTTAAACATTTTATCGAAAGAAATCAAAGAAATTCCCTTGTCTGAAGAGCATTTATATATTCATACTATTGGAACCTCTCTTGTTCTTTCTGATTATCGAAAAGACAAGATGCTTGTTCTCGATTTTACTTAATAAACTTCATTCTTACAAATCAAAAAAAATCAATTCATCGGTGTTCTTTACAAAGTTTATTTGTCTTTTTATACGCAAGGTTGGTTATTGTTGTTAATAAAGGCTGGTTGATAAACTAATCGTGAGGTATCAAATCCATTGTATCGTAAGACGTTGATAGCTTGAGAAAGTTGAGCACAGGTAACGCTATTCGATCGAAAGACAACCCAAAAAAGATTCTTTGTTGCTGGAGTTGCTGCTACAAACCATTCATAGTTTGAATCGATTTGTAAAAACCAAAAAGAAGATTGCCAGATGTCATTCGATGTAAACTTTGCAGGGTTGTTAATATAAATGTTTGCAGCAAAGTTAAAAGCAAAAGAAGTAGTTGACGAAGGATAGTAGTTTGTAACTTTACATTTCTTTGCAGAAGAAGTTATGCTTGAACAACATTCATAGAGGTTCATGTTTCCGTTTTTATCATAGGTAATTTCCCAAGTGTAAATGTCGGCCATTTGATCACAACCATTGTTGAAAAACGTAGGAGTGTAAGCGATTGGATACCAAGTTCCTTTTAACTGTTCAAGATTCACAGAAGGAGCAACAGGGGCTGAAATATATCCGTTTTGAGTAGCAGAAAGAATTGCAAAAAATATAACAAGTATGATCACCACAATGAGAAATGCAACCAATGCGATTAACGTTGTTTTAAGAGCTTTGATTCCTCGTTTTGCATTCTTGGCCTCTTCTACAGGATCTTCTTCAATGATTCTCTTTTCTTGAATTACGTATTGTGTAGTCATTCTCTATAGTCTTTAATTCTTGATTGAAATAAAAACTTTTAAACTTCCTATCTACTTGTAAAATTTCCAACTTAAACCTGATGGATGATTTTTGAAAATCAAGAAACCCTTGATTCATCTCTTCTTTAATCGATAGAGCTTGATGTCGAAAGCCTGAATCCATTTGCATTTCCTAGCTAATTGAATCACAAAGAATACTTTGTTTTCTTGTTGCCAAGTTTGAAGTATAATAGGATCTAAATAGTAAATACAAATAAGCATAATGTCTTCATTTTCTATTTCGCTTTCTAGAAGCCAAGTCCTAAGTTTCTTCGACATTACTTACATCTAAAAAGAAACGATCAATAAAGATAATCATTAACCTTTTAAATCGATTGATTGATTATGCTTGCTACTAAAAGACATTATAAAAAAAAACTTGATTGATGGTGTTTTTGGAAAAGTCGATTTTTTTTATTATGAATGAAGGAGAGAAAAAAAGAAGGTTATTGAATGTCATACAAAGTACGAATAGTAGGTTGTTCTAATGTTGCATTTCTTCTTCTAGCTTCCTCTTGAAAACGAGCTTCTTGATTCTTCTTTGTAAAAACGACAGAAACGGTAATAACTATAACAAGTACAATCGCAATAGCAAAAGCGATAACAATCCACCAATACCAAGCGATTCCTGCTATAGTATCTGATTGTTTAAAGTTATCTCCACCCAAAGAAAAGGATGCTTCTATTCCCTGACCTGATGAAGCAAAATAAGACGGAGTATCTGGAAAAATAGCAGCTGCGTAAAGTTCGATATTTGCCATATTAACACCTCTTCTTATGTAAAAAAATCCATCAAATCCGAATCCCTTTCCCCAACTATTTTGACAAATCCAATAAGGTAAAGGTTGACCATTTCCGTCAACTGTTTCTCCCCAACCTACAACGGCAACAGCATGAGCTCCTTCGTATTTTGTTTGTACGGTTGTTGAACCTATGACAAAAGAAGAAACAGTAGAATAAACTTCAGAGATTTGAGGATAATAAAGGAAATCGGTATAAATGTTTAGACCAGTAACAATTGGACCATCGTTCATTATGGCCATTTGCATGTTTAAAATGTTTTGTTGTAAAACTTGAGAAGGTAAGTTTACGGTATAAGGTGGAAATCCTTCTTCTATTCCTTCCACAAGATCAACCGCTTTAAAACCTTTAAACCTTTTAAGACCATCTAAACATTTCCCATCATTTCCAGTGTAAGGAACTACAGATTCTTTTGGAGACCCTTGAAGAACAACATAATTGGCCGCAGCTGCCAAAAGACCTCCATTACAACCTTCTAAAGCAAACCATGTTGCATCTGCCAAAGTTCCGTTTTGGTATAATGTATTTAAATAAGGTTGTTTCGATGGATTTTCTAGTATGTTTTTCACAAAGGAAGGTCCACAATTAACCATATCTTGTGGTGATAAATTTTCTGATATAGCTCCATCCGTTGCAATTCTAATTCGCGGTTCAAAAGCTGTTAAAGTAGCAAATGCATAACATGATCCACATGATCCTTGATCTCTAGTTTCACTTAAAAATGGAGCTCCATTTGAACTTGTTTTTGTTCTCCAATCGAATCCATTTGGTATCATGTTGAATCGAAACGATTTTAAGTTTTTAACATATGAAAACTTTTCCAATACAGGCTTTGAAGTAAACTTGGCTCCATACCCTTTATTACATCTCTTTGCGTTTTCTGGAAGTTGTATGTGTGGTTTTTCCATAGACTTTGGATAATGTACATTAGGAGCTCTTTCATCGATAATAGATTCAATCAAAAGCATTGGTTTAAAAGAAGATACATTAGATTGACTTTCGACACTCGAAACTGTTGAATCTGATGTTTGAATTTTACTTTGTTCTTGTTGTTCATCTTTTGTTTGATTATTATCTGTTTCCGCCTGATTGTTTTCTAAATCGGATGATTGATTTTGAATAGATACAGGAATAAAAGTAGGTTCCTCTTCTTCTTGTTTGGTAGGTTCTGGTTGTTTTTGAATAGGTTCATTTCGTTGAACAAACTTTTTTTCTTCATTCGTGAGTTGCATCCATTGACCTTTTCCAGAACGCATGTTTGCGTTTTGGTGTTTTGTAAAAGGAAAAGGTTTTATACTTTCTGTGTTTAAAGCAGAAGGTTTATTCACGGGTTTTATCAAGGTTGGATCTTCTATGATTTCAACATTATCGACTTGTTTGTATTTTAAAAATTGTTTTATTTCTTCTTGGTTTAAAGGATTCTCAAAATCGTCCAAAGGTACTTTCTGTCTTTGTTTAGAATTTCTTCTTTTTGATTGTTGATTTAATACAAACTCTCTTGCGGTTTGTTTTCGATGTTCTTCCATTCGATAATAACTTTTTTAAATTCTTTCTAATCAACGAATGCTATGATCCTAACACCTAAAACACAACAACAAAAAAAAGCCCTTCCTTAAACATCCTTTTTTTTAAATCTTAATAAAACAACAATTAAGACAGAGAAAAAAAAGAAAGGAGAATAACAAAGTTTATTGTTGTAATAAGATACTTATGATCGGTTTGAATATGTAATCATTCCATTCTGAAAATACATGTGATTCTGGTATTTCTACAAAGTATTTATGTTTGGAAGGACAATCGCTGTACATTAATTTTGAATGTTCTATAGGGATTGTTGTATCATCAGTTCCATGAATAAAAACTATGTTTCCTTTAAAAGTTTTTAGTCTTTCGTGGTTTGGAAATCTTTCTCTAATTATGTTTGAAATCACTTTGCTTCTAAATCTATAACGAACGACTGCTTTTATAGAAGTATAACCGGCAATCATGACTACTAATTTAATCATAGATTCATACTTTTTAGCAAGATAAGCCGTCATTCCTGTTCCAATTGAATAACCCGAAACAATAATGGGTTCTTTCCATTTTTTATAACAAAAACGAAAACAAGCAGAAGCCATTTCATAAGCGTCTCTTTCAGTTTGAATTCCTGGACGAATTCCATAACCTTTATATTCTGGACAAATAATTCGAATAGGATAAACTCTACAGGCTTCTTTCGCCATCCAATAAACGGAAAGTAAAGACTCTCCGTTTCCATGAAAGAAAATAACTGTAAATTTTGAGTTTGGTGAGCTTACAATTAAACATGGATAACGTTTTTCAATCAAAATGGATCCGGGTCTTTTTACTCTATGAACGATCGTTAATAAAGGAACACTTTCTTTTGTATATCCGAATATGGAGCCGGGAAACATTCCCAATTCTACAATACTCATTGGATTAAGTGAATTTCTTTTTTCTATTCTTTCTTTGTTTCGATTTAAACGTAGAGAAATCAAATCTCTCATTCGACTTTTCTATTTACTTGGCTTGATTTTTAGTTTTTAAAAACCAATACTATCATCTTGATTTTAGACTAGAATCAAAACTTTTTTTATTTGAACGAAGCAATTATCATGGACTATGTATCGACTTGGATTTCTTGGTTTTGGGGCTCAAAAGAACTTACAAAAGTGAAAAAAGAAAAACTAAACCCCTCGAATTGTTACAATAGATTTTGGTTAACAATCGTAAATCCAAAATTTGATTATACTTCTTGTAATCCTAACACTTTTGGAAAATGGATTCTTCGAACGAATGGAGAAAAGGTCGATAAGAATTGGGAAATCGTAAAGGAAGCAACTATAAAAGGTTTATTGGGTCCAGAAGCCAGTGTTAGTACAATGTTAAAACCAGATGAATTTAAAGATGATCCAAACTTTGTTATTTGCGTTTTTACAGAAAATTATCAAGACAAAGATGGAGTTTTCAAAGTATTAGAAACATTGAAAACCTTGAATCTCGAATTATTAAGCTATCATATTAGTTACAAAACAAATATGCAAACTATGGATCCTTCCATCGAAGGCCCTAACTATGATGGAATTTTAAAAGAATAAACCAATCTTTTACTTAATTACTCCGAGTTTTATCTTCTTTGATAATTTACTGACGATTAGTATTCTAGTTTAGGAACCTCAAAATTATAGGGACAAAACTTTGGTTTTTCTGGTAAAGAAAAACTAATGTAGCAAGAGAACAAGATGTCTTACAATATATTGAATCGTGATTGTTGGGGTGAAATATTCTCTTGGCTTCCTTTCGATCAAAGGCATAGGATTCGTCGTGTTTGTAGAAAATGGAATGAATTGATTCTTTCGTTTAAAAAGTTTTGGCCATTAGATCCTAATGTTTATCGACCATTAGCTCAAAATCTTTGTGACGGAAAGTTTAAACATACTAGATATAAATTTAGTCATAATTTTACCAGAACATTAGTTAATCCTTATTTGGGGCTTGTTTTAGCAGACCATGATATGGAAAAAGATGAATATACTAGCTTTTGGATTTATTCAGAACAGAAATGTCAGTTATTACATCACCATGATACATCGTTTCTACATATGCAGTCTTCTAAAAACCACATTTTATTACATTGTATAGACGGCATATGGTTATTTAGTTTCCAACGCCTTTTGGGTGAAAAAGAATCGCTTGTTTTGGATCGAGATTACAAGTTATTTGAAAACAATAATAGTTTAGAATATATATTTCAGTATCCTTATGTATGTTGTTTTGATCCTATTTTTACTTTTGAAAAATCAAAGAGAGTAATGACACCAAAGTTGTTCGACTTGAATACTGGGCTTGATTTATTTAAAGAAAACAACATCAACTTTAATAACGAATATTGTACGTTACAAATTGTATCAAATAACGCAATCGTTCACTTTACACAAAACAATGAATTATGGATATTGGATCTTAATAATCTTAAAACACCATATTTAAAGATACCTTTGCTTAGCTTCTTTACAATTGAAAAAGAATACTTATTTTTGGAAAATTGTATTCATTATGAATGGGAACTAGAATTCCTCGAGTCACCAGTAGCTAATACCTGTGATAAATTAGAATACTATCATATTCCATCAAAAAAGAAACACATTATAGAACTAGCTTCTCCTTTGGCTGTTAGATCTATAGATTCAACGTTTGTTATAGTTCGTTTGGGTGAAGATAAATCTGATTTTTATTTATGGAATCTAGATTATACGAACATTACTCATTTTAAAACAAGCAAACAAGATACAGATCATATTCATGTTCGTTACTTTGATCTTTGTTTATCTTTCTTTTTTGTGAAAATCAAAGATAAAGTTCTAATATATTCAAAAGCTAATCGAAAACTATTAGCAACTCTTGATATTCCAAAAAATTACAAGTACATTTCTACCGATGAAATATCCAAGCTCTATTACCAAACCAATACCAACGAACTCTCTATACTTGATTTTTCGTTTTGATAAATAAAAATTTTGTTTTATTAATTCGTTACTTGATTGTCTTTTCAAATAAGTAAAAGAATGAGCTCCAAGGAAGAGAGACCAGTCGATTGGATTTTACTGGGTCGTGATTGTTGGAGAGAAGTGTTTTCATGGGTTTCATTTGAAGAAAGAAACAAGATACGTCAAGTTTGTTTGAAATGGAACGAATGGATTGTTGAACATAAGATCTTCTGGCCGATAAGTTATAAAAATTACTATCAAACTTTGACAAATATTTTAAATGGAAAGTATAAAAAAGGAGTTAAAGAATTTGATCATGATTTTGTCGATTTTATTATTAGTTCTATAGGTATCCTTTTGATCGGCAAAGAATTATGGATCTACGATCCAAAATCATGGGAAAAACTTTATTGTTACGAAAAAACATTTGAAAAAGTTTATCAGTCTGAAAACAACTTTGTTGGGATACAAAATAATTTAATATGGTTATTTAGTTTTGAAAAAAGTTTTGATGGGTCTGTTAAACTGGTTCAAGAAACCAAACTAATAGAAGGACGAATTGTTTATTGTTTATACTTTTCTTATCCGTATATTTTTGGTAGATTTGATCATTCTCATGGTGATAGATTCTTTATCAACGCTATCACAAAAGTTGATATGTTAGGGGAAGATTCTTTTCCTGATATTAGTATAAATGGCTTTTTTGTATGTAAAAACTATCTATTTATTTTGAAAATCACTGAAGGAGTTATTGATCACATGTGTGTATATAATCTCTCTGATCTTAAAAATCCTCCAGTTTATATCAAGGTTCCTCATCATTATTTTATGATCTATCATCATGATAAAGTATATCTTAGGCACAACGTGAAAGTTTATAATACAGATCCTATTTATCCAATAGTATTTGACGATAAATCGTTAAAAGATTTATTAGATTTAAGTACATCAACAGATAAGAAAATAGAAGGATTTGTATGTAAAAAGGAAGGAGAGTTTATATCTTTGGAGATCGTTGATCCAATTAAAATCTTTCCTAATTATTGCTTTCTTACCTTAGATTGTTTTCATCCCACTTTACCTTTTATTGTATGTAGGGGTGAAGTTACAAGTGGAGATGGTCAACAAACATTAAAGTTTTCAGTATATTCTAAAAAATACAAAACAAAGATAGCGGATATACCAGAACTTAAAGAAAAACAAGGTTATCACGCTAAAGATTCAAAAATTTATTATAACGAAAAGAATGACACTAAACATATTTATTACATTGATTTTTCGGATTCGTAGAATAAACATTGATTTATTAATTCATAAAACTTTTTTTATTTCTTTGAGAAAGAAAATATTAACAATCATGAGTTCTAAAGAAAAGAAGTCAGTCGATTGGATTTTACTTGGTCGTGATTGTTGGAGAGAAGTTTTTTCTTGGTTTTCGTTTAATGAAAGGCAAAAGATACGACTAGTCTGTAACAAATGGAATCTATGGATTATTGATTATAAGGCTTTTTGGCCTTTAGATTATAAAGAACATTCTACAATAATCAAGAATGTAAGAGAAAAAGTTCTTAAAGAACATTCTTCAAATACATTTCAAAAACCCTTTCGTTCTATTCTAGTCTCAAACTTTATCTTTTTAGTTGATGCTATTATCAATCGAGTTTATGAAAGGTTTTTAATTATTTCTAGAGATTCGTTTGCTTTATTATTGGAATATAAGCATAAGTTTGAACAATTATATTTTTCTAAAAACTACTTTTTATCAAAAGATGAACATGGATTATGTTGTTTAATAGAGTTTAATCACATTAAAGAACCTGAAGAAAAAGTTTTTATAATTAAAGAAACATACATTGATTTGAAAGATTGCGGGAATGTTTATGCATTTAGTTACCCATTTTTACTAGCGCGAACTCTATGTGATAAAGAGAAGTATATACTTAGAAATTTGGAAACTGGGGAAGACATTTTAGAGAACAACACAGATGGATTACTTCCTGTTTTTTGCGAGATATCGGAAAATTATATTCTTATCATTTGTCATTCAAATAATAATGTTATCATCTATAGTTTTAAACTTGATAACATAAAACGAAAGCCTATAAAAACTGTTGTTCCTCAATATGATACCTTTGAGTTGAAAGATCATTTATTCTTTCTAATTCACAAAAACAAACCAAGTTCTTGGATTCGTGTTTTAAATCTTGAAACGGGGAAACAAACAATCGTAGAAACTAATAATATGAACATTTGTCTTGTATTTAAAAGCATCGTAACTACATTAGAAAATAATTGTATAAGCATTTATCGATGGAATCATGATTATACCAAACTCGAACTAGTTAAAAAGACAAATGAAAATTATCAATACTTTGAAATCGATTGTTTTCATCCAACTTTATCATTCTTTTCACTTCTATCTTATCAAAATAACGGTTCTTCATTGTTTATTTATTCGAAAGCTGATAACAAACAACAAATGGTTATTACTCTACCAAATAATCATAAATCATTTGTGGGTGATACAAGGTCTCGAATTTATTGGAAGTACGTAGAAAATGGCTCTACTTATCTTCGCATGATTGATTTCTCTTCTAATGAAAATCTTTTACAATAAACTCTTTCATCTCTTTTAAACCTGTCTTTTCTTCATCTTTCTTTTGTCCCATTTTCGTTACTCCGAGGTATGAATAATTGGACATTTTCGCTCTTGATTTCTATAATTCACCTGTCTTCCAAACCATCTTGATTCTATCTTGTATACGTCTTTAAATCATCTTTAAAAACCATACTTTTAGCGATGAATTAGATATCTTTTACATACTTTTAGTGCTTCTTTTATGTCGTTTCTTAAAACAAAAACAAAGCAATGATGAAAGCAATCAATCGATTAATAAAAAAAGTTTTTAAAAACAAAAGAGAGAAGGACTCATTCAAAGGAGGTCCTCAAGGTCCTTCTACTTTTTTTTGAAACGATCAAAGAAATCGTTAACAGGATTCATTCAATCGATCAAGTCTTTTGAATTAATGCTCTTAAAGCCTCTTAAAAGCTCTTAATTAATTGGTCTCATTTTTATTATTAAAAGTACGAATAATCGGACATTTTCGTTCTTGACTATCTTATTTCACCCATAGTCCAAACCATCTTGATTACATACTTTATACCATCTTGTTCCTATCTTGTATACCTCTTTAAACCATCATTAAAACCATACTTTTAATTGATGTTTCAACTGCATTCATCTGCGTTTCTTTAAAACAATCAATCAATTCAATCAACGAATGAAAAAAAAGTTTAAAACAAAAACAAAAAAGAGAAGGACTTATCAGAAAGAAGAAGCTTGAGGCCCTTTAACTTTTTTTTAAACGATTGAACAAATCAATAGTGTACTGCAATCGATTGCATGTAATCATTCGCTTAATCACTCTTAAGACCTCTTAATTAAGCGTAATAAGCTATTCAAAAACAGCAGAGAGAACAAGATTTACAATTAACAAAAAAAACAAGAGAGCATTATTCTTAATCGAAAAGGGACAGGACTTTTAGGAAATCTAAATTCCTTTTATTCATTCTGACCAAAAACTTTAGAAACAATCAATTCTTAAACGTGATCGATTACAACCAATCATGTTTCTTTTTTTTACGCAAGCTCAATAAAAGTTTTATTAAGGATTAATTTGTAATTTCAAGTATTGTAATTCTTTAGCATGTTCTTTGAGCGGATTGTGATTCTTCCAATTACTTTCGCAACAACTCCAATAGTAAGTATAATAAATATCGCCTCTTTTATTTTCCTTGCTATAAGTGTAACGAGCAACAAAGTATTTGGTTGAATATTCTCTTTTAACGGCTGGAGTTTTAGAATCATCGTTATAGTATTTGTCTAGAATTTTACAAGTCGTTGTATCATTTGGCATCAAGTTTTCAATAAATTCTTTAGTCATTTGTTCTCTGATTCTATTTATTCTTCTAACGATTACATAGTTTATGTTAAATATTCTATCCCACAAACTTATCTCGGGTAAACCCCCTATCAACTCATATTTAACATCTTGTTTTTCCATGTTCTTATCTATTTAAAAAACCAATAACCTTTTTTATTAACTTTTTATTATTAAAAATCCCAAGTCTCAATAACTTTTTGAAGTAGCGATGTTTCAGTAAAGGTTTTGGCTCTAGTTTCTACACCTTTCAAGGCAACTTCCAATTTCGATTTCATAGGTTGGTAATGTTTTGAGTATAATAATTGAATAGAGTTAAAACGCATCTTTTTCCAAGCTAAAGTTTCAACAGTTTCGAAAGAAAACAACGGTTCTAACTCCTTTAAACACTCTGTTAGTAAATAATCAAAGTCGTTTTGTATAGAATCATCAATCCAAGAGACTAAGAAGTGATTTCTTCTTTTTGGTTGTTCGCCTTTCAATTTATCCATCATATGATGAACAACAATAATAAACATTTGATCCCATTTGAGATCTTTTATGTCGTATAAGAATTGAACAGGGTTCTTTATGGAAGCATTTCCATTGTAGAACCAATGTAATATCGTTTTGAACAATTCAAAGTCTAGAGTTAGAACTGTACTTTCTCCTTTTTTGATTCCTTTGATGAGTTGTTGGAATTTTGGAAACAGAAACGTTAACGAAGAACTAAGGTAAATGTAATCTTCTACTTTTATCTTTTCCGTAAGATAAAAGAGGTCTTCTTCTTTATAAAAGCAAAGCTGACAAGAGTTTGAACTAACTTTGATTAAAATCAAATCGTTCTTTTTTGGATCCATCCAACAAAGTTCTGAATCAAAGTTATTCTTTGATTTTGCTTTATACATGCTTAAAACGTCATAAGAAACTTGAATAGGATAATCTTCAGAAATAATAGGTTCATCATCTTCTTCTGCGTCTGTTTCATCTCCAGAACCTTCTGGTTCCATAGACTTGAAATAATCGTATTTTGGTTCATAATAAGATCTTTTTTGTTTGTAATTTAATGTCGCATTTGGTTTGTTTTCCATAGCTTGTGGATTAAATTCATTATATCCAAAGTTTTGAACAAAAGAAACTTCTTTTTTCGATTCGGGAATGTTAAATCTTAATTCTCTATCTAGTTTTTTCTCAAGTGGTTTTGTTAAATCGATCACTAAGGGTGGAGTATTAACTTTTTTCATAGGGTTTGAAACAGGAATAGCAGTAAACTTCCTTTTTTTAACGTCTGTTGTGTTTTCAAATCTATCATTCTTTTCAGTTTGTGAACGTTTAAGTTTTAGAGATATCCATTTCTTAATAACATTCAAATGAGCCGATAGAGAAACAACTTTTTTGTCTTCTAATTCAATGTCGAGTTTCCAAAATCCATCTTTGTTTTCTTCTTGTGTTATCTTTACTACATTTCCGAATCCTTCAAACGTAAATATCGTTTTTCCTAAAAGACTTTTTGGAAACTCTTTATCTTCTATAATATTTCCTGATGGTTCTATCATCTTTAACCTCGTTGTTCTTAACAATCAAAGAAACAAAAACAGGGGTAAGGGAGGAATTTATAAACTTCAAAACGTAACTTTCAAAGGCAGTTCAACCTAGTGTTTATAATTTTAAGTTTTCGTTTTTAATAATAAAAAAAACTTGAGGACAATGGTGATGAATGGAATGGTTTTATTTATTAGATTCAAAGTAATAATCAAATCCCATGTTATCAAAGTTTTGAAGATGTTCTTGTAAAGAATCTCTGAGGTATTCAATGTATTCTTGAACTGTTTTTAATCGAAGACCGTTAAACATAGTTGCGATTTTATTTAAATAGCCAGTAACATATTTGTAATGAACAAACGCTTTTGAAGTGTATTTTGTAGGAACATCATCGTATTTCGAAGCTAATTGTTCTAATAAAAGAATTGATTCTGCATTTCGCATTGCACCCGCTAAAAGTTCAAGATAAAAAGGTCTTTGTGAAGGATGAAGAAAGTTTGAAACTTCTGTTTCCATTTTTTTAAACACTTGACAAATTCCTTGATCATATTTTGGAATGTATTTAGCTTTAATCGTTTCTAATTCGATTGGTTTTTGTTTAAAATCAAATAAACTAGATAATAATCCTACTCCTCCAGCAACAGCAGCTCCCAAAATTGTATATCCTACAATCTTTCCAGTATTCATAGAGGTTTTTTGTTCAACCGAAGGTAGTTTACCCTTCAAACCTCCATTCTTTGTCTTATTATTTTGTGATCCCAAAAACATCTTGATTCAAAAACAAAAAAATTTTTAAGAACGATACAAACTGAAAGCCATATTTTGACAATCTTTCTTTATTCATGAACGACTCAATCTATAATACATAAAACACAATAGAAGTTTGTTTTTTTAATTTATTGAATCAAAAAGGTTTGACCACAAAACTCTTTTGCTATTTCAAGCTCATAACTTGCTACATCTTTTCCAAACATTTTCTTTAATTGCTGAGCTTTTTCGCTTGAAGGTCTATTCATACAAGTTACCATATATTGTGGAGGATTTTTAGAAATGTTTTTCCATTTAAAGACATTCGGCGTTCCACAATTTGGACATTTATCAGTCAAATGCATTTGTTTTTTAGATTCTGAAATATCGGGAATCATTGATTCGTATTCTGTTCTTTTCCATCCTTTTTTATCATCTTGTTTTTCTTCTTTTTGATTATCATCTTTTTCGATTTCTAAATCGTATCCAGAATCTTTATCCCATTGATAACTCTTTTTCTGCTTCTTATTCTTTGCGACTTGTTCCATCTTTTTTTCGATTGTAAAAACTAAAACTTTCTTTTTTGTTGTTGATCAGTAACATTAAAAACATGTAGCTTCTTTTGATAAGAGTATCGATGTATTTGTTTATTTCAAAAACGAAAAAAGAAAAAAAAAAGTTATGAAGGTTTTTATAAACCCATGGCTTTCATGAGGTCTCTAAATTTGATGTCTTCTCGAATGTTTTGTAGAGTTAATTGATAGGTCTCTTCATTATTGGCGTTTAGTTTATCAGTTCTAACACGGTAAGGATACCAATCATTCTCTTTCCAAACACATTCGATTAACATTCCATCCATAAAAGATAAATCGTTTTTTAGGTATTCGTGATTCTTGTCGTCAAAAAAGCGTAACCAATCCAGAGTTGCAGTTCCCTTTACTTGAAGTTTTTTCTTGTTTCCTTTCTGAAAAGTATAAAGATAATAATCCCAAGACTCTTTTGAATCAACAGTTGTTACATCTTGTTCTTTGGATGTTTTCTTAATCTCTACGTAAAAATCAACAGTGTAGATTTCTTTCCATTTCCATAATCCATTATCTTTACCAAAAACGTAATCTCTATTTACTTTGATTAATATTAGGCCATCGGTTTTATAATTTTGTGTATCATCGGTTTTCCACTGTAAGACTTCTTCTATCGTAGCATATTCTTTACAATAAAGTATAAAAGGGTTTTTTGATTGAAATTCTTGATTTGATGTTAATGTTTGTAAACATTCTTTTGCTATTCTCATTCTTTCGGTATGATTCTTTTCTATAGTCGATTTTCCAAATCCAAGAATACAATCAAACACTTGAAATTCAAAATTCTTTTCGTCTATTTGTACAAGTTCTCCATCAAATATAGTTCCTTCGTATACACTTGGTAAAAGTCCGTGAATGCTTAAAATAAAGTATTCGTTTGACCGATTAATCGCATAACACAAGTATTCATCTTTTCCTTCTTTCGATTTCAAGGTAACAAAACAAAGAAAGTATCTTTGTCCATCCGATTTGAAAAATATTTTATACTTGTCTTGCGATAAATCAGATAAATGAGATCTAAGAAGTGATACTGCGAGAGAACCTGGAAAACCTCCTTGTATAGATGTTTTATAACTAAGTCTGTTATTTACAGAAAGAGATTCTAATATCAAATCTTCTGTTCTTTTTTTAAACTCTTCGCAAAGTTCTTCTCCCAAAATCTTTCTAGATATTTTCGATCCAAATGGAATACTAATTGACTTTGAACTAAACTTTGTAACCCAATCGAAATCTTCAAATTCTTCTACTTGCATTGTCGTTTTCTTATAAACCTTTTTTGTTTTTCAAGTTCAAAAAAAGAAGCTCAACAATCTTAAAAAGCCTTTGTAACTTGTTTATTTAAAAGACAAATAATAAAGGATGTTGATGATCGTTGAAAAAAAAACTTTGAAATGGAGAGTTATGAAAAAATTCTATAGACGATAGTGGTTAAAAACTTAAAAAAAAAGTGTTTATGGCGAACGACGAACCAGATTTCTCACAGTTAGAACAACCTCCTAAAGTTCCATCTAGAGTTGTTTCAGAAAGAGCACCAGGAAACTTTGGTTGGATAGATTCTCCCGCTCCAAACGTTTATCCAAATGAAAGACCTTATGAAGTAGAAGAAGGATATCGATACGTTTCGAAAAAACAAAGAAAAGAATCAAAAAAGTTTTCAATCCGACGATGGATACAAGACTCAAAGAAAAGATATGTGATTATTTACGCTTTTCAGTTTGTAATGGCTTTTATTATTTTTGTAGCTACGATTATAGTCTTTTACATGATCAATCCTCCTCTGACTCAAAATTCTGAGGGTAAACAAAACTATAAAGCCGTACTTGTCGCTGCTTCTATTGCTTTTATTGTAACCTTTATCATACCTGAATTCTTTCGATGGATAAAATATTAACAATAAACAACTTTACATTAATTTTTAACAAAAAGAAAATGATGTTTATTTCATACCAAATTCATATTGGTATCTAAGAAAGAAAGACATTTGAGTATCATCAACGATGAGTAATTTTCCAACTTGAGCAGGAGGAATAGAAACGGAAACTTCTGCTTTTTTTAATCCGTTTTTGAATAATTGCCATTTTCCAGGGTTACCATCAAGATTTGAACGAATGGTAAAAATGATACAACTAACAATGATAAAAGTTGGATGAAAGAAGATTGGTTTTTTTGATATTCCAGCTAAAAAAACTTTCCATTCAATCCAAAATTGTAACATAGAAGACATTGGCATTTGTGGAAGATGAGTAAAAACTTTTTCTCTTTCGGTTAGAAATCTTTCAGCAAGTCCACATACAGTATTGATACTTAACCAATTACAAGTTAATTCGGGATTAATGTATAAGCCAGGAATGAAATCTCTTTCTTTTAACATCTTTTTATCAACAATAGGAGGCTCTTGATTTGAAATAAACAATTCCTTTAGATTGGAAATCTTATCAAACGAGATTGTACGTTCTCTATAAGCGTCAAAGTATTGAGTTTCTTCTTTAGCTATTTCATCAGGAGACATAAGATCTCTTTTGTTTTGAAAATTATACCATGCGTTAAGCATTCTTGTATCATCGTTTATAGATGCTACACTTGTTAACCAAGCTAACCAATGGTCTCTTGGTTTTTGATAAGCAAAAGCATAAAGATCATAAGCAAATAGTATTTTCCATGGAACTGCGTCTTCTGTGTTTAAACTAATTTTGGTTTTGATGGTACGAAAATCTTCTTGTGTAGCAACTTGGATTGTACATTCATTGTCATTTACTTCACCGATAGACAAAATCATATCGTACATTTCGGGTACAGATCCAAGAATATTTCCATAAAGATTCCATGCTTTACAATCCTCCATTATAGTCAAGTAAGATTCTCGTGGACATTTCCAAGGTATTTTACTTTGTTTACATACTTCTAACGTTTCCAATCGGATTAATTCTAATCGCTTTTTGTTTAATAAGTTTAAAGAGTTTTGTTCTTGATTAACCATAAAATTTGGTTCACTTTGAGAATCTTGATCTATCGGCTCTATGGGTTCCAAATCATCTGGAAGATTGTTTAAAATTATATCATCTTCGCATATTTCTTGGATCTCTTGACGTTTCTTTTTATGCTTCTTTTTTTGATGATGAGTTTCGGAGATTTGGTTTTCAAATAAATCAAGAGTAGACTTTAATAATTCAACTTTCTCTCTTATTTTTAATTGTTCATCTGTAAAATCTCTATCCGAGTAAACACTAGTCACAGGAAGTCTTTTGACTTTTTTTCTACCATTGATATGATCAGAAGGATCGTAGGATTGAGGATTATTTTGATATCTAGCTTCTACACAAGTTTGATAAACCAAATAGCCATGTGAAATACATAACGATCCAGGTAAATTAATTGCATTATATTGTGTAATAGAATATTTTAGTGGAAAAGGAACTGGAAAGAAACAAGACATGGATTCTTGCCAAAATCCAATCTCTCTTAAATGATTCTTTCTAAAAAATTCATTGTTCGTAAACAATGAAAAATCAAATTTCTTCCATCGTGATCCATTATTGTTGTATTGGTATTGGTTGATGAATATAGACCATTTATCTTGTAATATTATGTTTTGTGATCCGACAATATCTACCAACGATTTAAAAACAACAAATTGATTTGTTTCGTAATTGTAAAACTTTACAACCCAAAACTTTAAGTTGGTTGACCTTACAAGCCTTTTCGTTAACCACTTTTCTCGCTCTTCATGAAAACCACTTTGGTTTAAAGTTGGAAAGTCATCGTCGACTTCGTTATCTAACTCTTCTTCTTCCTCTTGTTCTTTCGCTGAAGAACCTTCAACATAAAATATTTCAAACATGATAATGTTTGGTAAATCTAAACCATCTTTTACTACCAAGTTTCCTTTGACCGTAATAGGATAACTTAGTGATCCTTTTTCTCCTTTTCCTCTCGGCATTGTGATTGTTTTGCTTTCTTTTTAACTTACGAATCAGAACACTTAAATTGAGGTAGAGTGGGAAAAATACTTTATTGGTTTAAAATCGCAATTAATAGACGCATGTTTTTACAAGGTTAGAACATTGGTTTATTTTTAAGATTAAAACAAACTATTCACATGAGACTTCGTAGATGATCATGTTATGTTCCAATAAGTAGTACGATAAATAAACATTTGTTTTTGTGAAAGATCTGTTTTCAAAAAGTCTATCAAGTTTCCTTTACGTAAGATTTTATAAATCAGAAAGTGAGTACAATATATACCACAATCAAATGAGTTTTGTTGAACTAGATCGTTTGAAAAATAAACCTTTCCAGAACTCCATTCAAAATGCTTTCTTAAATTAGTTACAAGAATCTTATAAAATTTCCTAAATTTTAATGAAGGAGGCATTCCGAGAGGATCAAAAACTTCGACCAATTGTTTCGAACTATCCGCAAAAACTGAAATCCAATGAGATCCTTGTCCGGAAGATGTATTTAATAAAAAACCAAATCTACTCTTTTTTTGATTTATTTTAATAATTTGTTCTTCTTCTTGTGAATTAACATACTTATCTGGTTCTTCATATCCAAAGTATTGTACATCCGGATATAAGGGTAGATATCTTTCAATTACATCGTTTACTTGTTCATTTCCAATAAGTAACATTTTTCTAGAAAGACAAGGCATAAAACAGTACAATACATCTCTTGATAACTTTACGTCTTTATAATTGTATTTTTCAGTTTTAGCCATTTCTGTTTCCCATTCAAAAATATTAACGCCTAGTTTTCTTGCTATTTCTGCTTCCATCGTAGATGAGAAAAGT